TGACATTTAACAATGCAATTGCTAGTGAAGCCGTTGTTGTTACAAAGGATGATGGTACAATTGTTCTTGGATCTAAAGGTTGGGATGTTACTGCTAAGATACTTACCTTCAACCCAACAAATGACCTTAGTAATAGCGCAGTCTACATTGTTACCATTGGTGGCGTAGTAGATATTTATGGTCAGTCGCTTGCTGCCGCAGTTAAGAACTTCACTGTTGTAGCACCTTAATAATCAATCAGTAACACTTCATATACGTATGGGACCCTCTGAAATATGGGGGTCTAATTTTTAAATTTTGAAAGGGGTAACTACCATGTTAAAGAAAGCGATGTTATCTCAGCCAATGGCTGGAAAAGTCGAAGAAGAAATAGTAGAAACAAGAGAAAAAGCAATTAAAGTCTTAAAAGAAAAAGGTTACGAAATAGTAAACACTCTATTTGTAGACGAATGGTATAACAAAGAGCAAATGGAAGATCGTGGGGTTGTACAAATTCCATTATGTTTCCTAGCAAAATCACTTGAAAACATGAGTCTTTGTCATGCCGTATATTTTTGTAAAAATTGGCAACTAGCAAGAGGTTGTAAAATTGAACACGATGTTGCTGTAGCATATGGACTTGAAATAATTTACGAAGACTCTAATATAAACTCGAAAGGGGCTAAACCACATGTTAAAGAAAACTATTAACTACGTCGATTTCGACGGCAATCCAAGAACCGAAGACTTCTACTTCAATCTAACAAAAGCAGAAGTCACAGAAATGGAAATGTCCACGAATGGCGGTCTAGTTAAGATGATAGAAAAGATCGTTGCCGAACAGGACTCTAAAAGGATTATCGAGATTTTCAAAGATCTAATTCTTAAGTCTTATGGCGAAAAGTCTCCAGATGGAAAAAGGTTTATGAAGACTCAAGAATTAAGAGATGCCTTTTCATATACCGAAGCATATAGCGAATTGTTTATGGAACTCGCTACGAACGCCGATTCTGCTGCTACCTTTGTAAATGGAATTGTTCCAGTTGCGCCAACTAAATAAAATTTGATATGGGAGGCCAGACATGTTAAAGATCACGATATCTGCTATCGAACAATACGATGAAGTTCTTAATGAGTTTATAACTTCTAAAGAACAATCGTTATATCTCGAACATTCTCTGGTCTCCCTTTCAAAATGGGAGTCAAAATGGCTAAAGCCATTTCTCGCAAAGGATGAAAAGACAGTGGAAGAGACTATTGACTACATTAAATGCATGACCACGACGCAAAACGTCGATGACAAAGTATATTCTTCGCTAACCAACAACAACATAAAAGAAGTTACAGCCTATATAGATGCTAGTATGACAGCGACCACATTCTCCAAAGGAAAGCAAGCCCCAAACAGAGAAGTAATAACTGCGGAAATAATCTATTATTGGATGATAGCATTAAACATTCCATTCGAATGTCAGAAATGGCATTTAAATAGATTATTGACCCTTATAAATGTATGTAATCTTAAGAACGCCCCTCCTAAGAAAATGAGTAGGAAAGAAACACTAAGTCGCAACGCGTCAATGAATGCTGCGCGTAGACAATCATTAAATAGTAAGGGGTGATGATATGATAAGAATAACTCATAGTGGAAACTTCGATAAGGTCGAACGATTTCTAAGAAAACCATTGGCGTTTAACCTATTTGAAAGATGCGGAGCAGAAGGTGTTCAAATGCTAACATCGTCAACGCCAAAGGATTCTGGAGAGACCGCAACGTCCTGGAGTTATAAAGTCATATTTAACAAAGGATCAATAAAGATCGTCTGGGAAAATTCCAATGTTGTGGATGGAATACCAGTGGCCATACTAATACAATATGGACATGGTACTAGAAATGGCGGATATGTCCAAGGACGAGACTTTATAAATCCAGCAATGAGATTGGTATTCGATAAAATGTTAAACGATATGTGGAAGGAGATAACCAAATCATGAGTAGTGTTGATAATCGTATAGTAAACATGCAATTTAATAATGGTCAGTTTGAGAGTGGGATTAAGACAAGTACTAAATCTTTAGAGAATCTAAAAAAAGGTCTAGACTTACAAGGATCTGCAAAAAGTTTATCCGAACTTAATAGAGCGGGTAAGACATTCTCACTAGCTGGGATGGCGAGCAACATCGAGGGTATCGCTAGTAGATTTACAACACTAGGAATTATTGGGGTTACTGCTCTCCAGAACATAACCAATGCGGCATTAAATGCTGGCGTTAGCATGGTTAAATCGCTTACATTAGATCCAATAACTGATGGGTTTACTGAATACGAAACCAAGATGAATGCGATACAAACCATAATGACAAACACCGCAAAAAATGGAACGACACTAACTGATGTTAATAAAGCGTTGGGTGAACTAAACGAGTATGCAGACCAGACCATATACAATTTCGCTCAGATGACAGATAACGTTGGTAAATTTACAGCGGCAGGAGTTGATTTAGAAGATTCAGTAACAACTGTAAAAGGATTAGCTAATGTTGCTGCTGGATTTGGGGTAGATGCAACTAAAATGGCAGCCGCGACATACCAAATGTCACAAGCATTATCTAGTGGAGCAGTTAAACTACAAGATTGGAACTCGATGACTCAGGCTGGCATGGGCGGCCAAATGATTCAGGACGAACTCAGAAATACTGCTAAACAAATGGGTATTTTCGTATCCGATAGTATTCCTTTCAGAGAATCATTAGACGCCGGGTGGCTATCCACAGAAGTATTTGTAAAAACTATGGAAAAGATGGCCAAAAGCAAAGCGTTACTCGAAGCAGCCACAAATGTTACAACATTCACAAAGCTCCTTGGGACAATGAAAGAAGCAGTTGGTTCCGGTTGGGCGACAACTTGGGAAAAGATTGCGGGCGACAAAGGTCAGTCTACAAAACTCTTCACTAGTATATCCAACGCCTTTGGAGCAGTTGTAAGTGCATCGGCAGATGCTAGAAATGCAATGTTGGAATTCTGGAATGCCAATGGAGGACGACAAGCGCTTTTAGAGGGAATAGGTAATGCTCTAATAGCAATATCAAATATTATAGCACCAATTGAACAGGCTTTTAGAGATATATTTCCCGCAATAACTGGACAACGCCTTGTCGAATTATCAAAAGGATTCCGAGATTTTACTGCTACCTTATTAATAGGTTCTGGAACAGCAGAGAATATACGTAAAACATTTGCTGGGTTGTTTGCCGTCGTTGATATAGGAAGAAAGATTTTAATGACAGCCGTTTCTATCATAGGAATGGTAGTGAAAGCGATATTTCCAGTTTCAGGTGGTTTATTAGTTGCAACTGGTGGAATTGGAGACTTCTTAGTCTCCGTTAACAAACTAATCACTACCAGTAATATACTAACAAAAGTATTAGACACAGTTAGTAGATTTATTTACTTTCTTAAAAAAACTTTGGCGTCAGTAACAGTAGAATCTGCTATATTCATGGGAGCAATGAACAGCATAAAACAAATCTTGTCTGGTATGGTTAAATCTATACAAGGGGTAATTGAGAAGATAAAAGGTATATTTGCTGGACTATCTTCTAGTGCTCTTGGCGCAACTGCAATAGCTTCTGACAAATTAAGCGTGGCATTTGATGGAGTATCGTCTGCTGGAGGAAGATTAAAAGCATCTTTAGCATGGGTAGGAGAAGGATTTAATAATACAGTACTTCCAGCTCTACAAAAAGTAGGTTCCGTTATCAAAAGTGTATTTGGACCATCGGTAGAAGTCATAATAAACAAATTAAAACAATTAGATTTCTCTGGAATTGGACAGATATTGGCTGGTGGAGGTATTGCAGTATTAGCAGTTTCTTTAAAACGCGCAATAGACTCAGTTAAGGGTGTTACTGATGGTTTTAAGGGAGTCATTGAAGGAATCACTGGAACATTAGAAGCATTCCAAACAAAACTAAAAGCTGAAGCATTGTTTAAAATTGCACTTGCGATTGGCATATTAGCAGTGTCCATTTTAGCGTTATCAACAATAAGCACCGCAGATTTGGAAAAAGCGTTGGGTGTTTTGTCAGTATTATTCATTGAATTAACTGCATCATTAATGATACTACAAAAAGCTACATTTGGCGTCGTTGGAATGAGTACAACCTTAATTGGGTTGGGCGTAGCAATACTATTACTATCTATTGCGTTGGCTAGACTAGGACAAATAGACAAAAAAGAGATGTCACAAGGAGTAGAAGGTTTAAGTGCCATAATGGTACTATTGGCCTTATTCATGAAGTTCACATCTGGCACTAAATCAAGCATAACTGGTCTAATTTCACTTTCGATCGGCATCTTAATATTAGCAGAAGCCATGAAGAAATTAGGAGATATGGACAAGACCAAGATGGAACAAGGGGTCAATGCAATTGCCTCATTATTAGCAATACTTGCCCTATTCATAAAATTAACTGGCGGCGCTCAAAATATGGTAGCAACTGGCGTAGGGATCATAGCATTAGGCGCGGCTCTATATTTATTTGCGGGTGTAATAGCCATATTTGGTAATATGGGGATCGACACATTAGCAAAAGGAATAATAGCCTTAGGGTTGTCTTTATTAATACTGGCGCTCTCCGCAAGAGCGATGACAGGCGCTTTATCTGGAGCGGCGGCGATGCTGGTAATGGTTTTGGCAATAAACCTACTTGTCCCTGCAATTGTTATATTAGGCGCGCTTCCACTAACAGTAATAGGTAAAGCGCTGCTTGCACTAGTTGGTATATTTGTTGTGTTTGGGTTAGCGGGATTAGCTTTAAGTGCGGTAGCCCCAATAATTCTAATGTTAGGTGTAGCCATGTTAGCTTTTGGACTTGGTCTAGCATTGATGGGTCCAGCACTTTTGATCGTTGGAGCGGGTTTGGCAGCTTTTGCTGCGGGATTCATAGCCGCGGCACTAGTCATACAAAAAGGAGTACCAATAATAGTTGATACTTTAAAGGCATTGGGCGCTGGAGCGATAGATGTACTTACCGACTTAGCCCCAAAACTAGTGGATGCATTTCTGGAATTCTTAAAGATGGTGTATACGAAAGTAGATGCCGCACTTCCAGGTCTATTAAAACTTGGGTACAGTATACTTATAACTTTTCTCAAAGGCATACGAGACAATATCAAAGAAATAACCATATTAGTGGTTGAGATTATTCTAGGATTTGTTGACGGAATTACAAGTAAACTCCCAGCAATAATAAAATCAGCAGCAGATCTCATAGTTGCCTTCGTAGATGGGATGGAAACAGAACTTCCAAGAATAGTAGATGCAGCTATAAGGTTTGTACTTGCGTTTATTAACTCAGTCGCCGACGGTATAATCAAGAACATACCTGCAATATTAGAAAGCGCAAAGAAGATTGGTGGAGCAATACTTGATGGCGTAATTACTGGAGTTAAAGGAATAGATACCGCCATACAAAACGCAGGTAAAAATGTCGTTGATGGTTTTGTTAACGGTATTAAAAAGAAACTTTCAGAAGTAGCAAACGCCGGCTGGGATATGGGTAAAGCGGTACTTGGTACCCTAAGTAAAGCCATAGATAGTAATTCCCCATCAAAAGAGACCGAAAAAGAAGGGGTAAATACTGTAGATGGATACGCAAAAGGTCTAGGTGGAATAGCTGGAGTTCTGTCTGCCTTTGGAAATGGTATTAAAAACGGAGTAACTAAATCAGGAGACGGCGCAACTAAGGCGGCCGAAAAATCCTCAAGTAATGTTGCCAATGCGTCCTCAAAAGCCGTTACGAAATCAAGTGCATCCAACAAAAAGGTTAGCGAAGCCGCAGCAAAAGCAGCAAAAGAAGCATTTGACAAAGCCGTTGAATGGATCGACGAACGTAAATACTACAACATGTTAAGTCTATCGGAAGAACTTGTAGCATGGCAAGATCTTCAAAAGAAGTATAAAGCAGGTACTGAAGAACGTAAAAAAGTCGATAGAGAAGTTTACAGAGTTAAAAACGAGTTGGTAAAGGCTGGATACGAATATTCAGTAACATGGATTGACGAACACAAATATTACAATCAGTTAGCGCTTAAAGAGGAACTTGCTGCGTGGGAAAGAGTCCAAGCTAGGTATCTAGAAGGTACTGAAGAACGTAAGAAAGCCGATAGAGAAGTATACAGAGTTAAAAATGAGATAGTAAAGGCTGGATACGAACATTCAATAACCTGGATTGAAAGTCACAAGTACTATAACGATTTGGCGCTTAAAGAGGAACTTGCTGCGTGGGAAAGAGTACAAGCTAGGTATCTAGAAGGTAGCGAGGAACGTACGAAAGCGGACAGAGAAGTTTATAGGGTTAAGCAAGAACTTATTAAAAGTGAGTTCCAGAACTCGATGAACTGGATCAACGATCGTATATACTTCGATGGGCGAGGATTGACGGAGCAATTATCAGATTATGAAAGAGTCCAAGCAAGAAATGCGAAAGCTTCTAAGGACGCTCAATTGTCAGAGGAAGATCAAAAGCAACTAAACAAAGATATTTTTAGAGTTAAAAAGGAAATCGCAGACGCCAATGCAGATTACTCAAAACAAACTCTAGAGATTCAAAAAGACGCCAACGATCAACGTATTGCTCTGGAAGACGAGTATTACGACAAAACAAAAGAAATAAACGACAAACTTAAAGCTGACATTCAAAGTGTT